CGGCTGTATTACTTCCATTAATTTTTAGATTTCCGCCAAGTGTTAACTTTTCTGGGGGTTCCGTGACACCTATACCCACTTTACCATCTGATGCTATACGCACCCTCTCAGTATTCTTTGTTTTGAATCGTATATTTTGGTGGGTATTGGATGTTTTTGCTCCATAGACTTCGATAGAACTTACATTTGCAGTAAAAGGGCCAGACTTCATTTCAAGAATGTTCGATGCGGAGTCCGGTCCATCATTGTCGGCATGTACTGTAATACTCGACACGGATTTGATACCAGTGTCACCTTCAACTTCAATAAAGTCGGTGACTTCAAGGGATTGTGATATAATTCTTTGTGTGGATGTGGTACCCAATACAGTCAAAACATTTGATTCATAAATGTTCACAAATAGTTTATCACCTATTGAAAATGTATCATTTGGTGCTATATTAGATATACCTGACTTGAAATTGCCTTCTCCGGTGCTTCTAATACCCTTAGCTTGAATGTTACCTGAAATACTAATGACAGATGCATCTGGATTTATTACACCTTGTGGATTTACTGTCACCGCTGTACCTATAGCGAGACCACCAGGACCAAGACGAAGACCATGGAGATATGAGTAGCCATTAGACCACAGGACATTGGCTTGTGTACCTGCAGCTTTATCATCAACCCATAAGTTTGATCCCACGGACAGGTTATACTTTGGTGCAGTATTTGCCGCACCTATGTTTTGAGATGTAAAAACATTCCCATAAACATGAAGATTCATGGTATTCGACGTGTCAACACCGAATTCTTGTGTTTCCGGCGAGCCAAATGTTCTACCAAGTACAAACTCATTTTGATTATGTATGTAACCAGCAATGATATTTGACATTGAAGGGTTATCAATCATGAGAATACCTGTATCAAATGAACCATCATTTCCGGTACCCATTTGAATTACAGCATTTGAAACAACAAGATTTTCAACACTTGTATAGGTCGCACTTTCGGTTATCGCGATGTTACCATAAACATTCATATCACCATATATTTTGAGAAAACCATTCTCGACAATGACATTACCATTTTTAAATAGCGCCACATTTGAATTACCTTCTCCACTTTCGGATCCAACAAAAAGGTACTTACCAACTTGTACATTTGTCGAATATGTATTACCCGACACACTCAACGTGTTTGAACCATTACTATCTATGATCAAATCATTATTATCAGTCTTGATCAAATTAGTTGCGATAAGGTTACTACTTTGTGTATTACCAACAATGCGAAGAACTGTACGTGCATTTTCGGATGTATCTCCAAAGATAATATCACCAACTTGAAGAGCGGTTGTTGATTGTGTAGTCCCAAGAGAAAGACGTTGTAAAAATAGACGATTCAGTTCTGTATCATCTGTGACACGTAACGTGTATGGATCATCTTTATCAATAAAGAACTTGTTACCAACTGTAAAACTCTTTGTTGGATTTGTATTTGCCACACCAACTATGGTGGACACAACTTTGTCAGCTTCGAGCTCACCTGTGATGATACTTCTGACACCGGTGAGCACGTCCTGTTCAATTGGGTCGGCGTCCAGGGATGCCACATAAATCTGGTCAAAACGCGCTGTCCGTCCCATTTATATTAATTACCGAATAAAATTCCAGCCATACCATCGCGTATTCTAAGTACATTATAGTTTACGGCGTGAATATATAATGGTTGATCACTTGGTCTATTTGGTCCCTTTTCGGCACCACGAAGGATGAGTTTAGCGTTATCAAGTCGACTAAAGTTACATGTACCCGATGGGTTGTATTCAGCTGCATTCAAACAGAAATGGTATACAAAATATCTCGTATCATATGTTACGTCTGTCTCATATACGTATGTATCAGAGTTGCCATATTTACCCTTGTAGTATATTTGACATATGTGGAAATAGAGAGGTGACATATTTTCAAGAAGTGGTGTACCATTGAGATGAATGTCACCGTTTAGAAATGTAAAACGATCATTTGCAAAGTCGGGACTATTTGTACCAAAACCAAAAAATATAGACTTTACTGGGTGATTAAAAACAGAAAGATCGAATACATTGTATCCACCTGATTCTATTTTATTATTAGATACACTGTTGAGTTGGAATTCTGCTTTCTGAACTTGTGTGATAACAAAATCCATTTGCCTTTTTACTAGGGATTCTCTTTCTTCTTTGTCCAAGTACACATAATTTCCATAAACCTTTATAAGTTTATCTTCTTCTACTGCATTTTCAAATTGTGTCTCATCAAAATTTATTTTTATTTCAACTTGATGATGTTGTAGAGCTACAAGGGGTAAAAATCCTCCATGGTCACAAAAGAAGAAGTGAAATGGAAGAAACTTTGGTGCTCCAGCTGGGTGCATCTTGTTCGTAACAGTTGTGTTTTTAAATTGTGTGTCTGCACAATAGACTGGCCAAATCTCACTAAAGTAATCGTAGTGCTGTGAGTCCACCTTTTGGCCACCTATATAAAGGTCGACCGTAGAATTGTAAAATAGGTTTGAAGCCACTGTATTACCTTCACACCAAATGCCATTTATAAGATCACCCAAAACGGGAATTGTGATTTGTGGATCTTTATCACTAATAGTCTTAATATACTTTGGAGCTTGTGAAAAGTTTGTATGTCTCGTAAACTTCATACGAAAGAATGAATGCCCCTCTTCGCTATTGAGGTAAACATCTTGTACTCCCTTGGACACAAGTTGAATCAATGCACCAGACATTTAATTTATGTTCAGATTATAAAAACAGACACTTTCCCTGAGGGAACTCTTCCTCTTCCGCAACTTTACCATGTATTTTGAAACCACCTTGACGATACACTTTCATTCTCTTGTAGAACATAGCTGTAAAGAGTGACCATGGGTCATGAATGTCATAGATGTGTGGATTATTCTTCTTTCCCTTCGTCTCTCTCATGATACGACCAATACTCTGAGTTATGTCAGACTTTGGTGACGCCAAAATGACTGTATCCAATGTTGGAATATCTAAACCTTCATGGGCTTGACTGAAAGTTGCGAAGATGATCTTCTTTTTGGATGAAGCCTGGAGATCAGCCTCCTTCATACCACCCATGTAGAGACCTGAACTTTTTGGAAAGCACTGATGGAGCATCTCACAGTGCCAACGGCGGTCACTCAATACAAGAAGTTGTCTGGTTCCAGCTGAAGCCTTCTTAATGAGACCCACAAGCATTTGATTTCTTTTCCTGTCCTCAACAACTTCTGTGATCATATTTGGCATAGACACTTTACCGAAGCGGGTTGAGGGTGGAGGATTTCTATAGTTGAAGCATTCATATGTTATTGGGAAGACCTCAACTTGCTCCTGATTCTTCCTTTCAACCGCAAAGAATGTTGGACCCATAAACCAATGAAGAACCTTTGTGAGACCATCCTTCCTCTCTGGAGTTGCGGAGAGCCCAAAGATATGTTTGGGACACATTTTGAAGAGGGACTGACTAAACACCTTGGCACATATGTGATGGGCTTCATCAACTATGAGAGTTCCTATGGAATCAAAGTCACTGAATGAGTACTCTTTGAGGGACAAAGATTGAAGCATGGCAATGACAAAGTCGCAATCAGTCTCCTTTTTGTCCTGTTGAACTATACCTATTGTAGCACCTGGACAGAACTGTTGAATACGCTCCTTCCATTGATCAGCCAGGAACTGTTTATGAACTACAATCATTGTACGATAGCCCAATTTACAAGCTATCGCCAAGGATACGGTGGTCTTTCCATACCCGCATGGGAGCGAGAGAACTCCATGACCCGCCTTAATAGCCGCAGCAAGAGCCTCGTTCTGATGGGTTGCGTCTCGTAGGGTTCCGACGAACTTTGCATTGGACCTGACTGGTTGAGGACGCCTGTCTTCCTTTGGTTGTCCCACCTTAGCAGTTCCATAGAATCTTGGAACGCAGACTCCATTCTTAGCTGTTCTAAAAACCTTGAAAGGTGGTGGAGGAAATCCATAGTC